CCGGGGGGGCCCGTCCCCGCCCCCCCCCCCCCCCCCCCGCAACAACGAAGGAACAAGACATGGCCAAGCCCAAGACCCCCGCAGCCCCGGCTGCTGAAACCGCCGCCCCCGCAGCCGAAGCCGCGCCGGCAGTCGTGAAGATCACCAAGAATGGTGTGACCCGTCCGAAGGACGAGTCCAAGGGCACCGGCCGCGTCTGGGCCATCGCCGACGCCATCAGTGCCAAGCTCGGCGCTCCTGCGGATCGCAAGTCGGTGATCGACCAGGTGCACGCCGAAGGCATCAACACCTCCACGGGCGCGACCCAGTATGGCAAGTGGCGCAAGTTCCACGGGCTGGTTGGCGAAGCGTCGCCTGGCCGCGCTGCCAAGGCCGAGGCCGCCCCGGCGTCGCCGCCGGCACCGCCTGCTCCGCCTGCCCCGTCGGCTCCGGTCGAGGAAGCGGCCTGAGCTCAGACGGCCCAAGCGGCAGGGGAAGGGCGGGGAGCAATCCCCGCCCTTCTTTATTTGCCGTGTATTATTTGCTTGCAGGCTTCCGCCCTGCCGTCCTAAGGTGATCGCCTAAGGAGAGCAACGTCATGCGCGAAAACAGCCAAACGCCTTTGCCGGCGTATTATGATCCCACCGGCCTATTCAATGTCCACAGTGTCTTCCCGACAATTCAGGGCGAAGGCCCGTTCTCAGGCGAGCGGGCGCTCTTCATTCGGCTGCATGGATGCAACCTGCGCTGCCCCGGATGCGACACCGAGTATACAGCCCAGCAGACGACGGTCACCGCCTCCTATATGTTGCGCGCGGCGCGCCTCCACAGCGTCGCAGACGGCGGGCTCATTGTCGTGACCGGGGGCGAGCCCCTCCGCCAGAACATCGCCCCTGCCGTCAACCAGCTGCTCGATGCCGGCTATCGTGTCCAGATCGAAACCAACGGGGTGCTCGAAGGGCCGGACGAGCTGTTGTGGCATCACCCTCACTTCACGGTCGTCTGCTCCCCCAAGACAAAGGCGATCAGCCAGCGCGTCTACGAGCAGGCGGCGGCGTTCAAATATGTGATCCAGGCCGGCCAGGTGTGCAAGGACGACGGGCTTCCGCTCCGCGCCCTCATGCACCCCGCCGCCCCCCGTGTTGCTCGGCCTCGGCCAGGCACCCCTGTCTTTGTCCAGCCTATGGATGAAGCGTCGCCGGAGGCGAACGCCCTGAACCTTGCCGCTGCCATTCGGAGCGCCATGGATCACGGGCACCGCCTTCAACTGCAAATCCACAAAATCCTGAATATGGAGTGAGAAACATGATCCAACGAGAATTGCCAGTCCTGTCTGGCGTATCGGCTGCGGACCCGGCCGTGGTGGTCCTGAGCGGCGGGCAAGATTCCGTCACCTGTCTGGGCCTCGCCCTCGCCCGTCACGAGAAGGTCAGCGCCGTCTCCTTTCGTTACGGGCAGAAGCATGCCACCGAGCTTCGGCAGGCGGCGATCATCGCCGACCGCTTCAACGTGCCTCATGCCATCATCGACCTTGACTTCTTCGGTCGCATGGTCACGAGCGCGTTGGTGAGCAACGGCGACACGACCCAGCCCCACTCCTACAAGCCCGGGCTGCCGGCGTCCTTCGTCCCGAACCGCAACGCGCTGTTTCTGACCCTCGCCCATGCCGTCGCGCAAGAGGTCGGCGCAAGCTCGATCTACACCGGCGTCTGCCAGACCGACTATTCGGGATACCCTGACTGCCGGGAGGAATTTGTCCAGGCCTTGGAAGCCGCGCTCAACATCGGCTACCAGACGAGCATCAAGATCATCACCCCCATGATGCACCTTGACAAGGCTGCAACCTTCGCCATGGCCGATCAGCTCGGCATGCTGGAGATCGTCCTGGAGGACAGCCACACCTGCTATAACGGCGACCGCGAGCACCGGCACGCTTGGGGTTATGGGTGTGGGAAATGCCCCGCCTGCGAGATCCGCGCCGCTGGTTGGGCTCGCTTCGTTGCGGCTCGTGAGCCCCGTTCTGGCGACGTCCAGGCGATGCTTGACGGCATCAAGCGCAACGTGTAAGGGGCAGGAGCAATGTATCTGGTAACCAAGACATACGGCCACGAGCTTGGCCTCTCCGCATGCTTCCGCCAATGGCGCGCGAAGTCACACTGCCGTTTCCTCCATGGCTATCCGCTGAGCTTCAAGCTCACATTTGCCACCGACACGCTGGACGAGAACAACTGGGTGATCGACTTCGGTGGGCTCAAATATATCAAGGGCTGGCTGGTCGATACCTTTGACCACAAGTTGCTTGTTGCGGCCGATGACCCCTGCCGGCAGGAGCTGGAAGATCTTGCCGTCGGCAATGGGCCGGACAAGCTGGCGGACGTCATCGTGGTCCCCTTCGTCGGATGCGAGGGCTTCGCACAATATGTCTTTGCCTTCGTGGACGACTGGCTCAAGGCCGAGGGCCACAGCCCGCGTGTTGTGCTTACGTCGGTCGAGGTTCGGGAACACGGTGGCAATAGCGCCATTTACGCGGGAGCACGATGATGTCCGATAAAACGATTCTGACCCTCGCTGCGGTCGATGACCTGGCCCTTATTGCGGCGCGGCAGATCCAGCCGCCCGCCAATCGGCCGGCGAGGGTTTACGCCATCCCAAGGGGCGGTATCTCTGCGGCCTACGCCATGCGCGCTCATGCGTTCTTCGAGCTGGTCGATCATCCCGCAGAGGCCGACTATATTGTGGACGACTTGATCGACTCCGGCGATACGATGGCCAAGGCCATCGAAGCGTCCAAGGCGAATGGTCGCCGCTCGTTCCTCGGCAACGCCGCTGTCCCTGTCGTCCTGCTGGACAAAAGGGAACCAGCGTGGACCGGGCGCTGGGTCGTGTTCCCGTGGGAGGGTGATTCTGTCGGCTCGTTTGAGGACAACGTAAAGCGCATGCTTCAATTTATCGGCGAGAATCCCGAGCGCGGGGGCCTGCTTGAGACGCCGGCGCGTGTTGCGAAGGCATGGGCGTTCTGGGCGTCGGGCTACAGCGAGAATCCCGCCGATATCCTCAAGACTTTTGAGGACGGGGCCGAGGGCTGCGACGAGATGGTGATGGTCAGGGATATCCCTTTCTACACCCATTGCGAGCATCACATGGCCCCATTCTTCGGCACGGCAACGGTCGGCTACGTCCCCAGTGGCAAGATCGTCGGCCTGTCGAAGCTGTCGCGCCTGGTTGCCTGCTTCGCCCGTCGCTTGCAGGTTCAGGAGCGCCTGACCAGCCAAATCGCTGATGCGCTGGTGGAGCACCTCGATCCGAAGGGAGTAGGGGTGATCGTCCAGGCGCGCCACCTGTGCATGGAATCGCGGGGCGTCTGCCAGCAGGGGCATTCGACCGTGACCAGCGCGCTCCGGGGCGTGATGCTCAACGGCGTGCCGCGGCAAGAATTCTTGCATCTGGCCAAATAGGCGCTCTTTTCCGCTTGCCCCTTTGTCCAAGATCGAGGACAAAGGGGCGTAGCAAAGGAGACGACCCATGTGCAATTCCCCGACCTACCAGCATGACGACCTTAACGACGATCCCGCCGACATCTTCGGCCTGGCCCCCCTTGGCTCGGCCCCGCGCCAGCATGCCCCTGTGGACACCACGCTCGCCGATGCCGCGGTCGCCAACGCTCGCCGCTTCGAGGAACGCTGCCCCGCGTGCCGCGGCAGCGGCACCTTCGTGTCCTACAGCGGCCGGGTCGTCGGCTACTGCTTCAAGTGCAAGGGCAAGGGCAAGTTGCTCTTCAAGACGAGCAGCGAAGATCGCGCCAAGGCCGCCGATCAGCGCGCCCGCAAGGCCGATCAGCGCGCCAAGGACATCGCTGCCGACGCCGCCGCATGGGCTGTGGCTTTCCCTGCCGATCATGCTTGGATCGTCGCCCGGGCTGGTTCCTTCGAGTTTGCGGCCGCCATGCGCGACGCCCTCGCCAAGTATGGCTCGCTCACCGAGCGCCAGCACGCCGCCGTCACGCGCCTCCAGCTCGCCGACGCCGACCGCAAGGCAGCCCAGGAAAAGGAAACGGCTGCCCGTAACGCGACGGCTCAGGACGTCAACGTCGCTCGCATCGAAGAAGCCTTCGCTGCGGCGCAGGCTCACGGTATCAAGCGCCCAAAGACATACCTTGGCGACTACAAGTTCTCGCTGGCTCCTGCCCACGGGCGGAACGCCGGCGCGCTCTACGTCACGAGCACCGAGAGCGATGCCTATCTTGGCAAGATCATGGGGGGCAAGTTCTTTCGCGTGCGGGAATGTGGCGCCGTCCAGGAAGCCGAGATTGTCGCTGTCGCCAGCGATCCCAAGGAGGCAGCGATTGCCTTCGGTCGCCGGACGGGGCGCTGCTCGTGCTGCGGGCGCGAGCTCACGAACCACGCCTCCATCGACCTCGGCATTGGCCCGATCTGCGCGGAGAAATATGGATGGTGATCTCTTTTGTCGCTTGCCCCCCTGCCCGAAATATCGGACAAGGGGGCATGGACATTCAATCAATCGCCGCTGAGATCAGCACCGAGATCGCCCGCTTCAACGGCGGGGAGACGCTTGCCAACAGCCTGCGCTGCGCGGCGCAGATGATCCATGAGGATGATCCCACGGTTACGGCGGCCCAGTTTGGCGACGCTGCGGCGACCGTCACGGGGCCAAACGGCTGCAAGCTGCATCGGCAGGCTGCGATGAACCGTTGGAACGAAGCCAAGGCTAACTGCGGGGACGAATGGTAAAGATCCCCGCCAAGACACGAGCTGCGCTCAAGGCCGTTGACCACACGCCACCGACGCTCCCACTTCGCTACAGCAGGGCGTCCAGCGGCTCACGTCGGGCGGCGCGGGAGGCGTATGTGACGGCTCAGGGAGGCATGTGCTACTACTGCAAGCATGCCCTCGCCGCACCCCCGCCACCGGCGGTTGCGGCGCTTCCGATCAGTTGGCGCTCCTTCCCCGCCGACTTCCTGCGCTCGCCTATCCACCTGCATCACTGCCACAGGACCGACTTGACGATTGGCGCTGTCCATGCGCTGTGCAACGCGGTCCTCTGGCAGTATCACGGGGAGTGAATCCATGAAGCTTTATCTGGCCGGTCTCTACACCTCCAACTTCGACCTCGGCGGGCGCGTTTACTCACGCCTGGACGACCGGGAAAAGGAAATGCGGCAGGACGTCCGCTGGTTCCTCGAATCCTACCACTACATTCATCGGGAGCGGACCGTCAACAAGATCCGGAAAGAGGGCGTCAAGGTGTTCCTCGATTCCGGGGCGTTCTCGGCATTCAGCATGGGGGTCGAAGTCGACCTGCCGGGTTACTGCGAGTATATCAAGAGGAACCTGGATATCATCGAGCATGTGGACGGTCAGCCCCTTGCGTCCGTGCTCGATGCCATCGGCGATCATGTGGGCACCTACAATAACCAGCGGGCAATGGAAGATCGCGGGGTGCGCCCCCTCCCCTGCTATCACTACGGCGAGCCCATAGAGGTGCTTGAGTATTACCTGAAGCATTACTCCTATATCACGATTGGCGGCATGGTTCCAATCTCGACAACGCAACTCAAGCTGTGGCTGGATCGCCTCTGGGCCGATCACCTCACCGACGAGCAGGGGCGTCCCATCGTCAAGGTGCATGGCTTCGGCTTGACTTCGTTGCCCCTGATGATGCGCTACCCATGGTATTCCGTGGATTCGTCAACATGGGTTCAATGGGCGGCAAACGGCATGATCCTTGTCCCCGGCCAGGTCGGCCAGGTCGATGTCTCCAACAAGTCGAGCCGCCGCAAGATCAGGGGACAGCACATGGACAGCGTGACCCCCGTGGAGACCGCGGCAATAGAGGCCTCGATCCGAGCGACGGGCGCGGACCCGGATCGCCTACGGGAGCTCTACTATTCGCGCTGGGCGTTCAATGCCTTTGCCTTCCCGTATTATTCCCGCCATAAACAGTTTGAGGGCGATAGCTTCATCCCCGAGACGGAAGGCCTCTTTTGATGTTAAACGACCTCAAGTTTGTCCAAGGGGCGGTCGCCCGCAAGGATTACGTTCCCGCCCTGACCCACTTCCGGATCGCCGACGGGCGAATCTACGGCTTCAACGGACGGCTCGGCATATCGACCCCGACCGACCTGGACGTCTTGGCCTGCCCGAAGGCAGTGCCCTTCGTCAAGGCGATTGAGCGCATCCCGGACGGTAAGGAGGTCGTTCTCAACGTGACCACAGCCGGCAAGCTGTCAATCAAGGCCGGCCCGTTCCGCGCCTACGTTGACTGCCACCCCAACGACGCCTCCGTCCCCGTTGTCGCCCCTGCCGGTGATCGTGTCGAGCTGGGGGGCGAGATTCTCCCCGTGCTGCGTAGGCTGTCACCCTTCATGGGCATCGATGCGTCCCGCCCGTGGGCGATGGGAATCCTTCTTGACGGGCAGTCGGCCTATGCGACCAACAACATTGTCCTGGTCGAGCATTGGATGCCGTTCTACTTCCCCGCCCGGATGTGCATTCCAGCCGAGGCTGTAAAAGAGCTTCTTCGCATCGGCGAGGAACCGATGGCGGCGCAGATCGAAGCCAATTCCGTCACCTTTCACTTCGAGACAGGGGCGTGGCTCAAGACACAGTTGTTCTCGACCGAATGGCCTGACCTCGGCCGCGTGCTCAATCGCCCGCACAATGCCAAACCAATCCCTGCCGGGTTCTTCGATGCCGTCCAGCGCCTGGACGCCTTCACCGAGAAAGACAACCGCCTGCATCTGCGCGGCGGGCTGTTGGCAACCAGCGAGCACGAGGGTGAGGGGGCGAGCTACGAGCTGCCGGGGCTTGAGGGGGTCGGGTGCCACTTCTTAGGCCAGATGGCAAAGCTCGCCGACGTTGCGCTAGAAATTGACTTTGCCATGTGGCCCTCGCCGTGCTTATTCTTCGGCGATCAGTTGCGCGGGGCCATTGTGGGAATGCGGATCAATGACGCGGTTTGACGCTATCGGGATGTTCTGGCAGGACATGCCGACGTCCCGCAAACGAAGCGAGCAGGATCGGCCCCGCCCCCCGGTGCCTGAGACGGGGTGGCGCGCCCCGTCCTATTTTCCGGATCTGTCGTCCGCCATCGCCCTGTCCATCGATACCGAGACACGCGATCCCGAGCTGCTGAGCTCAGGGCCGGGCTGGGCGAGAGGCCGCGGTCACGTTGTCGGCTTCTCTGTGGGGGCAAAGGACAAGCACGGGAACGTCGGTCAATGGTATTTTCCGATCCGGCACGCCGATACCCCAGAGGACAATCTCGACCCGGACAACGCTCTCGCCTGGTTGAAGCACACGCTGAGCCGCGCCGATCAGCCGAAGATCGGGGCCAACCTTCCCTATGACTTGGGCTGGTTAGCGCATGAAGGCATTCCCGTTGCTGGGCCTCTGTATGATGTCCAATTTGCTGAGGCGCTCCTGGACGAGCGCGCAAAGGTCGCGCTTGACGTTCTCGGCCTCAAATATCTGAGGGAGGGCAAGCAGGGCAACGAGCTATACCAATGGTGCTCCGATGCCTTCGGCGGGCAAGCGAATGATCGCCAGCGCAAGAACATCTGGCGCGCCCCGCCGTCCCTTGTCGGCCCCTATGCGGAACAGGACGCCGCCCTGCCCCTCCGGATCATAGGGCACCAGTGGGAACAGCTCGCCAAGGAAAACCTGCTCGATGTCTTCCACATGGAATGCCAGCTCATTCCGCTATTCATGGAGATGAGGTTCGCCGGGGTCACGGTCGATGTCCCAAGGGCGGAAGAATTATATGACACGCTCGGCAAGGAAGTGCTTGCCCTTGAAGAGAATCTTCGGCAGGCTGTTGGATTCCGTGTCAACGTCAATTCCGGCGATGACCTGGCCCGCGCTTTTGACGCAATGCAGATTCCCTACATGAGGACCGCGCCAACGGAACGGTCGCCGAAGGGGAACCCGACCTTCACCGCTGCGTTCCTCTCGTCGGTCAAAGACCCTGTTGCTCAGCTCATTGTTGATATCCGCCAGCGCGAAAAGATCCGCGGGACATTCATTAAATCCTACATCCTGGACAACCAGGTCAACGGAAAGGTTCACGGCACATTCAACCAGCTGCGCGGCGACGAGGGCGGGACCAGGTCGGGCCGTTTGTCGTCCGACACCCCGAACCTGCAAAACATCCCGGTGAGGACCGAGCTCGGCAAGATGATCCGCCGGATCTTCACCTATGATGAGGGGCATGTGGCCTGGAGGAAATATGATTACTCGCAGATCGAGTATCGATTCCTCGCCCACTTCGCCGTTGACACGGGCGACGGGTCCGCTAACAGGCTGCGCGCCTTCTACGAGAACGACCCGGACATCGACTACCACAAGATCACGCAAAAGCTCGTCAAGGAGATGACCGGGCTCGACCTGCCACGGGGACACACCAAGACGATCAACTTCGGCCTAATCTACGGCATGGGCGAACCCAAGCTAGCACAAGACCTCGGTGTCTCGTTGAAGCTAGGGAAGGAGATGTTTGCGGCCTACCACAAGGGCGCGCCATACGCTCGGGCGACCATGAATGCCTGCTCTGCGGAAGCCGCGCGCTTCGGAACGATCACCACCATCCTCGGTCGGAAATCACGCTTCGAACTGTGGGAACCAGACGAAAGGACAGGGCGGGGCGAGCGTAAGCCGGCCCTCCCGTATGAGCAGGCACACAGTCGCTACTTCGGTAATGTCAAGAGGGCCTATACCCACAAGGCGCTGAACCGCAGGCTGCAAGGCAGCGCGGCCGATCAGATGAAGAAGGCCATGCTTCAATGCTACCAGGATGGTATCTTCGCTGAGACAGGCGTTCCCCGCCTCACCGTCCATGACGAGCTCGACTTCTCAGACCCGGGCGGCAAGGACGAAGCGTTCCGCGCCATGCGGCATGTAATGGAAACCTGCATGAAGCTTCGCGTCCCTGTCAAGGCCGACTACGAGATTGGGGACAACTGGGGTGATGTGAAGGCCCCTAGATGATGACCATGCTTGTGCCGCCCGCGGCGCCGGCGATCTTCGTCCGGCTCAAAAGGCCGTCCCGCCGACTGTAAAGCTCCCAGTCAACGGTATCGCCGGGGATTGCGGTCGGGGTGATCGTCGCAGTTGTGACCCCGGGCGCTGCGACTGTCTCAACCCATGAACCCCCGTTGACCCGGTGGCGGATAATCGTTTCTTGTCCTGCCTCGTTTACCGAGGTTGCGTCCACGATTGACAACACGACGCCGGCGAGGCGTGAGCGATTGGCCCAAGTAATCACCTTAGGCCCGTCTGGCGCAGGGGGAGGGGCAAAAGCCGCGCCAGCATCGAAGCGGACAAGGCCTGGCACCAGCGGCTGCTGCGCTCTGCTGGTAAGGGCCAAGGAATCGAACGGGGCGATGGCAACGTCTAAAACATCACGAAACGTCCGCGGTGTGAGTTTGACCCGAATGGCCGCGCCCGACGGGACAGGGTCTTCCACCACGTTGTCGCCGCTCAGAAACCAGATACGGTCATCAATGGAGTGGGCCTGCGCCGGGGTATCAAGCAGGGCGCGCCGGACGTCGGCGAGGGTGTAGGTCCCGTCCCCGTTATCCGTCACACCCAAGTGTGCGAAAAGCTCGCCATTGACTAGGAACATTCCCGCCCCACTGGAAATGTCGGAAACGGAAGTTAGCTCGTCGGTCGTGATCTGCACAACAAGCGAAGCGATCACCCCGGCGGTCAAATTGCTGTTGGCCGCAATCGTCGTCTTGAGGAGCCCGGTGGGTGTGTAGGTGAGTCCTTCGGTCGCTACGGTATAGGTAACGGTATCCAAAGACGTCCAGGCGTCAAAGTCAACGGAGGCGGCAGGAGGCACCGCGCCAACAAGCACGAGTCCGAAGCCCGACGGCACAGCCAGGCCCGCAGCCGCCGCGATAAAGTAAGGAGCTTCGTGAAGCAGGCGCGTTGTGGCTGCGGTCGCGGGATCGTCGGGCAAGGCCACGCTTGACCCGTCACCGCTCGGGGCAGCAAATACCGTCTGGTTCACTGCGAACTCGTCCTGAGTGCATTCCAGCGAAATCCGGTTATTGTTGAGCGCCCCAAGGTCAAAGGACTTGACCCTCATAACGACACGCTCAATGCCAAAGGCGTCCCACGCCCAGACAAAAGGGTCACCGGGGCGAAGTTGGGCCGCTCGGCGGTTGGTTTCAAGGGACACGCCCATGAGGGGGACCGAGGCCTGCGCCATGTCCCGTGTGGCCAACGCCGTCGCCAACGCCCCGCTGCTCACGCCCGGGTAAGACTGGGTCATGGAGCGGATGCGGCCTTGGGCGTTGATGTTGGCCATGTCCTGAACCATAGAGACGCCCTGCTCGTAGCCCTTGTCCCTGTTTGTGTAGGTGGCACGCACCTGGTTGATCGTGTCCTCCCATGACTTCGAGGTGAATTGGCGGACGACCAGAATGTTGGATTCGTCAAGGACGGGGAGGTCATCGACAACATAGTCCGGCCGGATCAGCTTCATCACCATCTTGCCGGTCAGGGGATCTTGATACATGATCCCGTCCACCTGCCGCAGCACTTCGTTGGCGATGTCCTTGCCGCTATTCGGGGTCGAGATGATGAGAGAAATCCCGTTGCCCTCGTTAAAGAGGACTTCCCCCGCAGCGATCATGCTGGGGACATCGAGCAGGTCGGCGGGAACGTCCAAGCCGCCGAACTCAAGGGTAAAGGCAACGTAGAGCGCCTCCATGGGGTTTACGTCGTCCCCGATACGCTCCCGACCGCCCGGAAGGCCGAGGGTGTTTGTGTATTGGCTGACTTCAAACCACCATGGGCGCAGGTTGTTGGCCTCCCCGATGTTGCCCTTCTCGATCACCAGACGCGCTGTTCCGCGATAGGCGGGGACGTCCCCGGCCCCGATCTGCCCCTCCAGATAGGCGTTGACCCCTTGGGTGAGGGAGCCCGTGTAGAACCGGCAGGTGGCCACAATGCCGCCGCCCTTTTCCCTACCGCCGTAAAGGTTCGGGAGGTTGATGCTGACCAGCGCGCCGTCGGTCGTCGCAGTCCCTGTCCAGAGCGTGTCCTTGTCGGCTCGGATCGAATGAAGGGTTACCGGGCCGAGGCAGAGGCCCATATCAAGACCGATGAAATAGGTGTAGCCGATGACGACCGTCTTTGACGAGAACAGACCTGTTTTCTGCTTCTTCTTGATGGGAACAGCCGCGAAGTCGCCAACCCAGAGCGTGTTAGGGCCTCGGATCAGGCCGCGGCCCAGCACCAGCGGAATTACCGCTCCCTCACTGGCGCGCGGAAAGCGAAGGTCATCGAGCGACGAAGCCCGGGCGTTCTCGACCCTTGGCTTGGGGGCCAGGAGGATCGTAGCGATGAAGCTAACAGCAAAGATGGCAACAAGGAACCAAGGCATATCAGGCCGCCGATCCGTCAAAGGGGTTTTCTGCGGGGATGTAATGGAAGCCCCCAAAGTTGATAACATTGTTAAACTTGGCTTTACAAGTCGGAAGGCTGTGGTCGCACCCCTTTATTAGGTCGACCGTGTCGCCGGGGCGCAGATCAACGAAAGGGTAGCCGAGGCTGATGTTGTTGCCGATGTTGGCCAGAATCATGCGGCGCTCCCCGTTCCTCGTGTTGACGAGCTCGCCTGCGACCAGCACGCCGTCGGCCGCAGGCGCGGTGGTCGTCACCACGTTGACCCCGTCTGTCACGGAAAGAATAATGGTGCTTACCGTGTGGGCAGCGCGGGAGATTCCGCAGCGATCATCATAAAGCACATGATTGCAAGGGGCCTGGTAGTAAACATTCGGAATCTCGCCTTGTAGGGCGTTGCTGAATATGGAAGGCACGCGAATGCTGGCCGTCCGATCATTGACGGAAAACCCCCTGACCTCCCCCTGCCAGAACGGCGAGAAAATAGTGGGGTCGCCTCCTTGCTGGCGGAACACTTCGAGGTAAAGCTTGGGCGGGGTCTGGGCGAAGGCGTAGTCCTTTACGACTGGAACATCGAAGGGGATCTCCAGGTCGAGCTGCAAGGAATCGTCCTCATGTGTTCCCGCCTTGATACGCGAGCGCGAGACGGCAACGGGCTGGTATACGTCCGCTCCAATCATCACCGCCTTCTCGCTCGAAGTGTAGTAATAATTCTTAAACGAGCCGGTGAAGCGATAGCACTCGACCGGAAGCGATTCCTGGACACTTTCTTCGAGGTCGTTGAATGTGCTCATTGCCTGACTGCCCTCAAACCGATGTTGACGAGTGCCCGTGTGTTCTCGTATGTGATAGTAACCGTGTCCTCCAGGAGGCGGACGCGGGGCAGGTAGCTGATCCTTTCGATGGTGGTCAGCAAGGGATCCACGGGTGCCCCGTCAAGGAAAGTCAGCAGCGTATTGTCGCCCAACGCTTCGGCGCTGTCAACGGTCAGGTAGAAGGTGCCTTCGCTTGTCACCAGCTCGATGTTCTGGTAGGTCGGACTGCTAGCGTAAAGCGCATTATAATCGAGACCGACGACTTCCAGTTGTGCACCTGTCCACACGCCAAGGGGCGCCTGCACTAGGTCGTTCCGGAACGTGCTGGTGTAGAAGCTGCGCTGCCTACCGCGGCAGTAATCAAGAAACGTAAACCAATAGTCGATGTCCGTCTGCTCGAAGAGCGTATTGATCTGGTATTGACGCTCACCGCTGAAATACTTCTGATCCCATGCCGTGAACTGGGCAGGCTTGCCTGTCTCGTTGTCAATAATGGACAGCCCGGCGTCAAAGAGCTCCGGGGCCTCGCTGTCGAGCGGTCGCCGCTCAAGGACAGGGACGTCATTGTAGAGTGTGAGGGCCGCGACGGACGCGGGGTGCGTGAGCTGCGCCCTTGTGTCGAAGGCGGACAGGTCGATGGCAAGAGAGCCGGCAATGGCATTCATCCTGACCCCGGCACCGTTGCGAACTCGGCAGGAGATCGCGCTCGTGACAACAGCCCCGCGCCTCGGGATCGCTACGGCGTGCCCGGAATCGATGGTCGCAAAGGTCGGGTCTACGGCCAACACCTTAAAGAGGAAAGACTCCCCTGCCCGTGTCCTGATTATGCAAAACTCGCCAACGCGAAGGTCGGCCTGCTTCGTGTTGCAGACAATGGCGGTGTCTCCAATGATCGTGTCCGCCCGCAGCGGTGACTGGTGCTGGACAGCTGGCAAAACCAGCAGGCCGGCAACGCCCTTATAGACCGTGTCGTAGAGCTGCTTGCGCTCAGCGTCGTTCTGGATCAGGATGCGGGGCTTAAACGTCCGCCGGGGACGAGCGCGAAGGGCGACCCTGCTCTCCGTGCCATCGTAGGCCCGCAAGACGTCGGTCAGCCACTCATACTCGATGGGGAGTCCTTCTTCTATCGCAAGGCCGAGGACATTAGCGATTGCCGCGATGAACCGGAACGGGCCTGCGCCCTCGGTAAACGTGAAGATGAAGTTAGCATCCACGGCCGGAGGGGCGTCCGGTGTGACCGTGATGGTCACGGCCCGATACTCAACGGCTGCAAACACGTCTCCGACCTCGGCCGAAAGAACCAGGCCGTCGGCGTCAAGCGCGGTGATCCCGGTGATCGTGTTGGTCGTGGGCTGCGGGTATGCGTTCCAGATAGCAAACGGGATCGGAATGCCGAACTGCGGGTTATTGGCAGTCAGGACCGCAGGAACAACATAAATCCGATAGTAATAGTCGAACAGATACGCCCCCGCAAGGTTGCCGCCCCGTGTGGGGAACGGGCGAATGGCCACAACGGACGAGCCTGCCCGCGTGCCGCCCATCTCGGTTGGAAGCAGAACCGCCTCGCCCGGCAACGTCTGTTCCCAGTCGACCGAGAGCAGCGACGCCCGCGCCGCCGCGATGATCGGAACAGCGGCAAAGGAGCTCATGCGTTCTTCCGGAAAGCCAGCCCGAATTGTCCGGACGAGTATTGAAAGCCGATCTCAGACTGGAGCCCCCACGGAGTCCGCCTCCCGACAGGGAAACACACCCACTCGTCGGTCGAGTAGAATAGGCTTTGCGGGATTTGCAGCCCCTCCAGGTTAACGGCGCGAACGTCCGGGTATTGGCCGATGTGACAAAGCCTCCCGGCGCTGGCGTTGGTCATCACAAAAGGAAGCGTAAAAAGCATTCGGTTGCCACCCCACTGGGATTCGAGGCCAAAATACAAAGGGTTCAGCAGACGCTGGATAGTATTTGAAGCCGCACTGGAGGGATAAGATTCATCCCCTGAGCTTCCGAGGATTGGTTTTTGCCGTCCGTTTATCAAGCTCAGAACGCCCCCGGGCGCGCTCGCTGAGGCCCATTGCCCCCATCCAACAGGCGAGCCGTCCGGAACATAAAGAGCCGTTGGCTGCCCTGACCCGACCAAGGTTTCCGACGAGTTGCGGGCGAAAGGATACGGCGCAGCTGAGATAATGGAATACCAAGTCGCTATGTTGAAGGCTGACTGGTTGCGATAGTAAAAGCCATCGCAGCCAACCAAATACGCCGCACCGGTGTGGCTGTAGGCCCCTTTATTAAGGTGCCCAAACCCCCAGCAACGCCACCTCTCCGCCGCAGTGCGCGCGACGATATGAATGTAGCCGGCTCCCCCATCGGTCCCCTCAAAGAAATGATACTCGGTGAAGGGACCGTAAAGGTCGTTGGTAACAACGCGATCAGTATCTGCGCTAGTTGTGACGAGTGACCCAGGATGGCCCCAAAAAGTTGTCCGGGTGCCGTCGTTGCTCACGTTGAGCGCCATGTTCCACCGGGATGAGGGCGTGCTAACGCTGCTGCCTGTTTCCCAGTCGTTGTAGTTAAAGTTTTGTGTCTGGATGGAAACGGCGCAAATCCCCTTTGACAGAAACAAAAGCCCTGCCGTGTTGCGTTGAATTGTCCAGCCGTTAGCAAGGGCAAAGATGCCCAGCTTGTCCAGTAGATCGTTGGCGTTGGTCGCGCTGCCGGTTTCGTATGCCATCAGATGCGCTCCACTGCCATAAAGTCGTTGCTTGACGACCGCCCGATATTCTGGAAGACCATGAACTCACGGGAACCAATCGTGATAAGCTGCTCAGAACTGAGCCCAGTGCCAAAGATCATGTAAACGCCGTCCAGTGAACCATAGGGCGGCCCCGCCCTGCTATGAAGCGAGACCGGCCAAAGAGCGTGCTCATTCTGAGCCGTTGGCACAAACGAATCCTGCGATCCGCCTCCCGCAGCCCCATTAATGCTGGCACCGATTGTCCATCCAAGGTAGGAAGCCGATGTCCCGACCTCGCCCATTTGCGCCGGGTAGACAAAACAAGACGGCCCCTGCCCAGTCTGCAAACTACTGTCGTTTGCGCCACTGTAAACTTGGTTTACAACTGATTGCCACAGTCCCGACGGGTCACGCATATACGCGCTCCGCCTGGTGGTCAAACTACCGCCGGGGTCGATAAAGAATCTATTTGCGGAATTGGCTTCATTTGGAGTTTCCAGAAGCCCGTAATTGCCGGCCACATAAAGGGGGAACGGATATTGCTCGGGCGTAGCGAAGGGCAGGAAGAACCCGTAATGCGCGGAAACATAAACGCTTCCAATCTTGGCCACAACGATCACCCTTCGATCATTGACGAAGAACCAATAATCGATTGTGCCGTTGGACAGGTTAAAGTAGGCGTCCGTTGTCGAGAACGACCCAGGTTGCAGCCCCTCAGCCGCGCCGGACACATAAGCGGTCGCCCCCTTCGCCCTCCAAGCGTAATAGCCGGAGGGGGCATCAGCGACGGCCCGGATCTCAAGATACACCTCTCGCCCGGCCCCTGCCCCGTCGCCCCGAATGTG